CGCGCGCAGATCGTCCGACACACCCTGCCCCGCTCGCGGGACGAAGAACACGCGCCGCCTCTCCAGCGGCGCCGGTGCTGGTCGCGTGCCCATGCCCTCACCTCGTGCCCAGCGCGGCATACACCGCCAGCAGGCCCGCGATCGCGCCGACCGCGAAGCCAATCGCGATCATCATGGCGTCCCGCTGCCAGTCCCATCGCTTGCGCGCGCGAGCACGCGGCCGGCGTCCCTTCACTCATCACCGGTAGAGCGCCTCGGTCTGCAGCTGGTAGTTCCCCAGAAACATGCGCGCGTCCGGCCACTTGTCCAGGAACCGCTTATAGTTGGCCCGGTACGAGCGCCGATAATCCGGGTCGAGGTCCAGGCGCGAAAACCAATAGTGATGCCAGACGACCGCCGCGCCGACGACCAGGTATCGCCATCCCGCCGTGGCGGCCCGGTAGACCTCGTCGGTGTCCTCGAAGTTCCCCCACTCGAAGCCCTCGTCATAGAGGCCGATCTGCCGGAGCATCGCCGCCCGCTTCGCCACCGGGTGCTGCAGGCCCGGCCGCAGCACGCCCGGCCGGCAGGCACGCCCGGCCGCGGCGTCGATCATCGGCGCGATCGTCTCGTAGGGCAGCGCGTAATCCACCGGCACCTTCGGTGAGCCGAGCGTGCCGCGCGGCGTGATCAGGCTCGCGGCCGCCAATCCGACGTCGTGTTCCTGCTCTAGCAGGTCGAGCAGCGGCAGTAGCCACGACCGCGGGAAGATCATATCGTTGTGGATCTCGACGACGGCCCAGACGCCCGGGTTGTCGAGGAGCACGCGCGTCGCCATGTTACGCGCTGGCGCGATCCCCACATTCGCCTCGAGCTGCTCGACCCAGAATCCCTGCGTGCGCAGCCAGGCCGCCGTATCGTCCTGCGACCCGTTGTCCACAGCGACCAGCTGGCCAGCGACCGCCTGGAAGTCGGACGTCAGGAGCGAGCGGACGGCGACCTCGGTGGCGCGCCGATGCAGCGCCGTCCGATTGCAAACGATCAGATTGACGCCGATGCTCACGGCGTCGCGAGGCTCTGGTCATGCGCGTTGATCCGGTAATTCGTCGAGAACAGATGCCGGCCGCGCTCGTCGAGGCCAAGAAATTGCGGCCGCGCCAGCGCCTCGGCGACGTGCAGCGTGTGCGCCCCCAGCACTTCATAGACGGCGCCGTGCAGCGCGGCGTGAATCGTCCAGGCCAGCTCCCGCGCGGCGAAGTGCGACGGCCCGCGCGCGATCACTTGAAACGTCCCCTGGCCGATCTCCGCGAACCCGCCCCGCAGGAACTGGTCGGGCCCGCCCGTCTCGCGCACGAGCGCGCCGGTGTCCGGCTTGTCAGGCGGAATATGGCCGGCGAACAGGCGGTCGTCGTCCCGGACGGCCGTGCCGCCGCCGATCCGCAGGCCCGTCTGGTCGGCGATCCAGGTCGTGAGCTCGCGCAGCAGGTCAGCCATGCGTCTCCTTCCAGCTCTTGACCATGTCCATCGCATGATCGGCACGAATCAGAATCGCGTCGTGCATTTTGCTTCCTTCTGGAAATCGCGCGGCACCGGCAATCAGTGCGTCAATGTACTCCTTGATCCATGACAGCGCGATCGCGGGCTCAGCCACCGATCTCCCCCCGCGCGACGTCGGCCGCGGTCTGGAGATATTCCTTGCCGTGCGCCGCGGCCTTCGCTTCGAGGTACTTGTTGCCCGCGCTCGGCTCCTGGAAATTGGCCGGCACCTCGTGCCACTTGGCCGCATAGGGTTTGTTGAACCCGACCCGCACCAGGATCTCGCCGGCGTCCGGCCGCACGTCGTCGTCGGTCGCCGGCGTCGCGTTCGGGCCCTGTGCCGGCGATGTGCCGAGGAGCTGCCCCTGAAGAAACACCGTCCCGCTGCCCCGCAGGTCGCCCGTGTCAATCGGCACCGTGGGCGGCTCTTGAATCGCGTCGTGCAGCCACTGGAGGCCGGCCTGCCCCATGCCCCGCTCGACCGCCCGCCGCACGACCACGTCACCGAGCCGGAGGCCCCGGAAGAAGTCGCTCGCATCGAACCGCAGCTCGCCGTCCGCCATGTCTAGACCACGAACACCCGCGTCGATTCCTCGCCGTCGAGTGATCGCGGCCGATTGATCAGCACCGGCCGGCACTCGCGCCCCGCGTGGAGAATCCGGTCGGCCTCCGAGATTGCAATCCCCGGCGCCAGCCCGAACACGCCGGCCGCCGTGACCTCCTCGCCTGTCTGCGTTTTGACCAGCCGGCTCGAGGACTTATAGGTCGCCATAACCTTCACGCGCCCGCCGGCGCCGGTCGGCTCGCCCCACTGGTCGCGCCCGGGCCCGTAGATAATCGTCACCGGGACGGTCTGGTAGTCCTCGATCATCCCCCCGACCTCCTCACCTGGTGCCCCGCCTGGCTTGCAGGACGGCGGCGGATCGCTTCCGGGCCCCCACTGGCCCTTTCTCCCCTTCGGCGCTGGCCCAGTGTCTCCTGGCCCGGTAGAAGGCAACCCAGAAGTGCGCGCAGAGGTTGCCGACGGCGTCCGCGAATCGCTCGTTAGCGCCGCCCTCCCAGTCGCCACGCTGGTGCCACACGCGCCGGCCCGACACGCCGACCCGGCGAGCCCAGACCACCGCGGCGTGCGTCATTTCATGCGCGACCAGGCCCGCGCCGAGCGATCGGCGATGGAAGAACAGCACGCCGAGCCGCGGCGTCCGGGTCCACCGGCCGCGCAGCTGGATCTGTGTCTCGAAGGAGGTGCACACCGCCTCGCTCCTCGACCAGTCGCGCCGCGTGCCAAGCCAGCGATCCTGGCGCCGAAGCGCCCGCCGCATGCGCTGCTCATCCGGATAGATCCGCACATCGAAGAACAGGCGCCCGCGGCGCGCTGGGCAGACGCGGAACGTGATCATGCACCGTCGCCGCGGGTATCGGCGGCGAGCAAGAACTCGACCCGCCCGTCGGGGTGAATGACCTTGACAATGTCGGCACTCGCCGGCGACGTCGGCACGAAGGCAGCCGTCATGTAGACGTAGACGGTGTCGCCCTGCAGCTCGATGGTCACGGTTCGACCCCGAACCGATCGACCGCCCGCAGCAGACGGAAGAAGCTCGGTTTCAGCGTGTCGAGCCGCGCGAATTCCTCCGGGTTCGTCAGCCGAAGCCGGCTCAGCTCCGCCAGCGTTTCGTTGATTGGCGAGAAGACCCCCTGCGGCAGCTGCCGTTGCTCCTCCCATGCCCGCCACCATTCACGGCTGTAAACGCTCACGCCGTCCTCGCGCTGCAGCACCTCGGTGACGCGCTCGAGCAGTTTCTCGCGGGCCCACAGCGCCGGGTATTTGCTCCGCGCCTGCGCGCGAAGGAAGCCGCCGGCGTCCATTGGCGCGCGGCCTTCTGGGTCCGGCGTCCGCCACCGCTCGCCCCGAATCGCCGTCGTCAGCCGTTCGGCCTCCGCCCGCTGTCGCACAGACGTGGCGAGGAAGGTTTCGAACCGTGCATGCTGTACCTCGTGCGCCACCAGCCCCTGCAGCGCGGCGTCGTTGCCCACCGCGTTCTTGAAGACGACGACCTCCCCGGTGCGCGGATTGAAATGCCCCGCCGATCGGAACGGCCGCCCGGTCACCGTCACCTCGTCGCCCTCGACGTCCTTGTAGGTGATCGGCCCCTTGTAGCCCAGCTTCTGCGCGTATCCCGTGACCTGGCGTTGCGCCGCGTCGGCCGCGGCCCGCGCGCCACCCCGTTCCAGCATGCCGCGGTACGCGGCGAGGGAATCGACCTCGTCCTTCGACCCCGAGAACCGCGCGAGCTCGTCGTACTGGCCCCGACGCCGCAGCGACGCTTCGATCACGGGCAGCAGCCGGTGCCGGCAGTTCGGGTGCAACGGCGGCGTCCCGATCGTGGACAACGGCGGGAAATCCGGGTGCTGTCCGGTGCGCGAGAAAATCTTGCCCTGCCACGGGATGCAAATCGGGCAGGCTCCAGAGTGCACCGGGAATTGCACCAGGTCGGTCCCAAATTGCTCAGCCATCGCGAGCGCGGCCTCGTTAGCCGCGGCCATCGACCAAGTCCGCGCGACCGTCTCGGAGTAGAACCGCATGCTGTAGCGCCGCTCGATGCCATCCCGGCCCACAATCGGGATGAAGCGCCCTTCTGCAATCGTCTGCAACCGCCGGAGGACGTCCGCCGGCAGCTGGCCGCGTAGTCGCTGGGTCGCCCCGTCGCGCAACGTCTGCGCGATCCGCCGCTGGAGATCGTCCGGTGCGAGGCCCAGCACCCGAGCCCGGCCGACCTGCTGGAGCAGCGCGCCTTCCGGGACCGCCTCCTGCCGCGTGCGCGCGAACAGCGCCGAGAGGTCGCGCGGCACGGCATCGACGGCGCGATCCAGGTCGGCGACCAGGCGCGCGGCGATCGCCTCGACCGCGCGTGTGTCCACGGCTTCGAAGCTGAAGTCCCCGCGCCCGATCGCCTCGGCGGCATCCTGGTAGGCCTGCGCGATCGACGAGCTCGCCCACTCCGCGTTCGCCCGTTTCAGCTGGCCGACGATCGCCTCGACCTGGCGCACCAGCCGGCTCGCGCGGCCGCGCTGGAAGTCCGTCGCGTCGGCCGACGACATGATCCGGCCGAGCTCGCGCGAGGCGTCGTCGTAGACGGAGGTCAGCGCCCGCACGAGCTGCGCGACGTCGGGCATATCAGGACCGCGCCACCCCGATCGACCAATCGACGTGGCGGCCAAGCAGCCGCTGCGCGTCCGGGCAGAGGCGATCCCAGATCCGCAGGCCCCCGCTACCAGCCCCGACGCGATAGGTTTCGCTCATCCCCTCGACCGAGAACGATTGCACGCCCTGCGCCTGCAGCCGGCGTCGGCGATCGGACCCGGACCCGCCGGCGAGGAGGAACAACGCCTGCTCGAGCTGCGCGTCCAGGACCTCCCGCGGTACCGACCACTCCCCCGCGCCGTCGATGGTATAGGCGCGCGGGAAGGCCATCACCTGCGCGTAGCGCGCCGGCGTCGCGATGTCGAAGGCAACATCGGCCTTCGTGCCCTTCAGCCGCAGCGCGTCGATGTCCCGCGCCGCGGCGATCAGGGCCCGCGCGCGATCGCGGACCGTCGCGGCCTCCCAGGCCGCCGACAGCAGCCGCGTGTCGAAATAGGCCTCGGCGTCGTCCAACGTGACGTAGCTGTTATCGTCGGGCCCGCCCTCCGCGATCACCTCTGGCGCCAGCTCCACAATGGGCTCGGTCCGAACGCGGAACCGCTGCACGTAGTCGAGGCCCAGGGCCGTCGTGCCGGTCAGCACAACCAGGTAGTCCTCCCCGAGCAGGATGCCGGCGCCCATCGTGATGCGCTGCTGGGCGCGCGGCGTCACGACGACCGGCGAGCCGCTCAGGATGCCCGCGGCACTCACGCCGTCTGAATCGAAGGCGGCCGCGGTCGCGCTCACGAGCGCCTCCCCTTCGGCCAGCACGTCCTCGAAGTTCGCCTGGAGCGGAAATTCCTCGCCCGGATGGAGCCCGACGTCTTGGATCTCGTCGCCCATTGTGTCGCCCTCCCTATGGGATCGGCGGCTTGCGCCGCGCCTCACCGATTGTCCGCCGGCGCGCTTCGCGCATGCCGACGCGCCGAACCTCGAAGGGTGCCATCAGGCTCCGGATCAGTTCCGCTGGCGCCCCGGTGATTAGGTAGACGCCCGGCTCCGCGTTGAGAATAAACGCCCCGCCGCCGCCGAACAAGAGCTGCGCGTCCGCGCCAGAAACGAGGTAGGCGCCTGGATCCGCTTGCAGGACGAACGCGACCAGCGCGGCGGCGTCCACTCCCGTGACCGCATACACCCCAGGATCGGCCTGCAGCACTCTCCCGGCCAGGAGGTCGGCCGGCGCGCCCGTCACGATATAGACGCCGGATTCTGCGAGGAGCACATGCCCGGCCTT